CTAATAACATCAATATGAAACCATCTGTTACTTCTTGACCAAGCATTTTTATTAATTGCATTTCTAGCAATAGTAATATAATCCGGTGTAATGGGGATATTTAAACTAATGTCATAATTACCAACATCGTATGGAGTGGTATCAAAAGGAATATATGTTCCCTCAGAAAACAATCCCGGTGTCACCAAAGTTGTTACTGGTATTAATTCAATAGAATCTCCTACACCCTCTACATAGTATTCTACGTTGTTATAACTTTCGGGGTAAATATCACCTTGAAATAATACTTTCAATCCATTAGTAAACACTACACCGTTAGGAGAAGTATAACTACTTTTACCTAATATCTGAGTTACTACATTTATAGTGTTAGTAATATTACTATTAATTAATCTTATTGCACCAACTTTATTTGGATTAGTTCCATCTTGATAATATAACGTATCTAATATTGCACTGTTGTAGGGAACAAGTGAAATATAACCCGCCGTATTTCTATAGAATTTAAGGTTAGCATAAGAGTCACCAAAATTTGGTGTTATCGTTAAATTAGTAGGAACAGTGCCTGCTGGTGTAAGTTGAATTTGAGGATTATCTTGATCACCCAATAATGTTATAGTATAAAAATTAGCATTTACTGTTGTATAATATCCACCTTCATAATTATAATTAAAGATTGATGTTCCGGGATAATCTGTTGTATTATCATATGGTACTCCGCCGCCCGGGCTAACTGAACCGCTTGTCTCTTGATCATATAATGTTTGATCATAAAATTTTTCAACATATCCTATTTCATCAAGTATTCCAGTATTGTAGAACAGTACTGTTAACCCATCCAATGCAGTAATCCCGTCTACTCCACCTATGTCATTTACAAATGCTCCGTTTAATTCATCAAAGGGTATGCTAGATATTACATCAACACCGGGTCCAGTTGGAAAATTATATTCATCTAGCGCATTTTTTTCAGGTACAGTAAATGTTATTGTCCCTATTGAAGCGCCATTGTTAGTAACACCATATACATTTCGTGTTTGTACATTTGGTTGAGTTGGGCTATAACCGGTGACACTCGGCTGACCTTGTATCCAAAATTCAGTATCTTGATTTACTGTAAATGTGTACGTACCACCTCTTAGTAAGGTTAATGATGGGTTAGCAGTAGGTGTAGTTAAAGTTTCAGATGAAATTAAATATTCAGTTGGTGTACTAATAACAACATAATCTGAAGAATTATAAACTATATCACTTGTAACAACTACACGTTCAGGACCAACAGGTAACCAATAGTACTGATTAAAATTAATTATTTTATCTAAATTAGTAAAAGAATCCCATGAATAAAATTCACTGTTAAATAATCGATTGTTATTATTAGTTACTCCACCCTGTATCGTTAATGAATCAACAATTCCAGGGTAACTAATAAAATCATTAGCAGTAGATGTATCTTCTTTTAAAAATACAACTCCCGGATCTAATTGATAATCGGTTCTAACTTTAGTTGGTTCAGTAACATAATAATCATTGGCGTTTATTCCATATCCAAACGTACTTCCAATATACCCTTCTATTTTTTTGGTATTTGGTTGTGCAGTTAATTGATCCAGCGTTGCCTGAAGAAACTGACTATTGGTAGGTGTTTTGAATATTTCAGGAAGAAAATCTAATGTTCTAATTCTTGTTGCCATTTTTATAAATCTCTATTATTTACTTATGCTATTTGTAATTCCGCCGGAGTAAGTGCAGCAATTACTACTACATCATTAGATGTGGCTGCATTAGCAAAAATTTCATATGGGGCACTTTTAATTTCATATAAATCACCAAAATTTAAATTAGGGTCGTTAGGGACCAATACACAAGAACTTACAAAATCACCAATTTGATTATGTATGTAAGCACTCAATTCACTAAAGTAGAAAGTGTCTCCAAAATTCCAATTATTAATATTAAAATAATCATTCATTGTTGTAAGAACCGCACTACGTATTTCACTATCACTTGCATTGGTTGTAGAATTTTTAATAACTTTAATTGTTCCTCTTAGTGCCGCCGGCGCCTTAGACCCAAACAAAGGTAAAAACACAACACTGTTTAACACTACACTATCACTTAACATTTTATAATCTTGAATTTTACTATATTCAGTTGTCAATTCATTAATAGTTGGTTTAGATGGCATTGGCACAGTTCCGGTCGTATCTTGAATCCAATTTTGATATTGAGTATAATATGATTGTGTAACAACGTATAAATCAATTATGTTAGTTGTTGCTGGATCAATGCGTGTAGTATTATTACTATTGTGACGATATTGAAATTGCAAACCTTGACGACCTGGTAAAACACTATATTGTGGTTGTATTGCCAATTCAAAATAAGGTGTTATTATTAGTGGATCTTGAACAGTTATATAAAATAAATTAGCTGAATATGCATAAAACAATTGTCCTACTGGATATTGATATTTGATAATATCAATTTGAGATAATGTAGCGTATTGATATACTACATCAGTAGTGGGAATTAATTGTTTACGTGTTAAATTTATAGCATCTTGCACTTCTTCAAAAAATGCATATATTCCTATATTGGTATTACCGGTAATATACCCAGTAACTTCATTAAAGAAATCAGGATTTTCTATTATTGTTCTATTGTTAGCATCAATACTAGCAACTTCAACTTCAAAATCATCTACGTACCCATCTGATTGTACGGTTTGTCCAATAATGCTAGCATTAATTGAATGCGCTAACGGATAGTTTGATCCTGGTTGTGTATTAGTTGCTAATACATTTACAAAATCTTGTAATATTTTTCCAGTAAATGGATCATAAACTAATTTATCTTGTTCATACGTAAATCTAGTATCTGCTACACTACCAAAATAATATTTAAGAGAACGATATGTTACAGTATACCTATTGTAACCCACACTTTGAAAATTAACAAAATAATTTGTTGCATTAAATGTATCAACACTCCAGCGAATTTGTGCCACAGTCAACGAATTATTAAACACTAATGAAAAATTTTGTTGTAGTTGTAGTTTTATTATAGCTTCTTGTATGACCGTAGTTGGTAAGGTGTTACTAAAAGCCGGCAATACTACTGTGAGTATAGCACCCTGTGGTATATAAGCATTTAAAGTTATAGGTCCTGTTCCATTTGTAAATTGACCAACCCCGTTGTTGTAGCCATCACCTATTACATTTAATACAGTTGTCCACAAATATGTTACGTCAGCCGGACTAGCTACACCACTTACTAATCTATTATTATTGTCAAAATAAAATCCATCCGGTGCTACAAATTTTAATAGTGCTCCTTGTGTAATATACTTTGCATTATAGGTTGAATATGTTCCTACTGGTATGGGAGTATCGGCACCATTAGTAATATTATAAAAGTAACCAGTCATGCTATTTGCATCTACAGTACTAGTATTCCAGTATACTATTCCGTCACCTGAACTTGAGTTAATATTATATCGTGTATAATTTTGAGCATAGTATTGTAGTGATTGGTTGTTTGCTAATATATTTGCTAAGGTACCGGTTAAAAATGTTATGATGTCGCTAGTATTAGCAATGTTTAAATTTGCATAACCTTCTGCATTATTTAACCAAATGCCTCCGTCATTTGCAAAACTATTTGTACTACTATATTTTCCAGTTGGATCTAGTAAATCTAAATTTTTACTTATACCTACACTACTACGATTAATAGCTTTACTTTTAATAATAGAACTATACAAGGTATATGGGAAGTTATTATAATCTTCACCATTGACCATACGATTTTGAGTATAGTAACGACTTGGAGCACGTTGTTTAATTTGAGCAAGACTTTCACGTACTTGTGCATTTGACACTGGCACTTGTAGTGATAATCCAATTGTTAAAGTTTCTTGTCTTCCTACTCTACTTACATAACTAATTGAAATACTAATACCTTGCATATTAGTAGGTTGTATTGTATATGTTAATGCATTTCCCGCACGAACATACGCTCTAAAGTTACCAACTGGTATCTGACTAAATACTCCGTCACCAAATACATAACTTACTTGATCATTGAATCTACTATTGACTGAAAATATTTGTCTTAGACTGTTTTCAGTTTGCAAATATGCGTTTGCATAAACATTTTCTACTTGTTCCCATAATCCAAAAGATCCGTTAACCTGACTTATTTGATACAACCAAGTATCAGTGTTATTAATACCTTGTATATCAACATTAATTACTTGATTAGAAATTTGATTTTGTAAAACAAAATCAAAGTTTTGTAAAGTACCTTGTTTAAAGTAAAAGAAGAATCCTGTATTTGGACTACCATATCCCAATTTGTCATTACGATATAACATATTAAATTGATTAGTTGGTGCAGGTGGCAATTCATAAACATAGTTTTCACCAACTGTGCTTACACTACACAATTCAAAATTCATATTCAATCCATTAACATTAGAGTTAAATGGTATTACAGGTACTGTACCAGCTGGTATTTGTAACGCATACTCATCTGTAGTAACACCTAAAATCTGTGCGGTATTTCCAGAAACCCCAACTCTTTGTGTATTGATTAATGCAGCGTTAATAATCGTGTTAAACTGTTCTAACCAATATGGATTTGCAGGATCATTCCATAATACAGTAAGATTGCTCAAATTAAATCCATTGATGTCAGTGATATTTTGTGTAGTCCGTATGCTTGTTACTTTAAGATAACCCTGACCTGTTAAATTTCTTTTTGGTGTGTAACTTACTAGGTTAGCCAATTTAATAACACTATCTCTACGTTCAGCGGTATCAATGAAATTTTCGCGGGTATTTAAGTCGTTGCGGAAGGCAAGACCTTGCCCCATAAAAGCCATAACATCCATTAATGCTATAAATTCAGAACTTTCAATGTAGTCGTTAAATGTTTCTGGATAATAAATGCGTAAGTAATCTATGAAACTTTTACGTAGTGTTTCATAGTCATAACTTCTGAAGTCGGCTTGGTTAAATGTCTGGTATATTGCTTTCCAGTCATTTACTCCAAATAATGCTGATTGTCGTGAACTTGTAGCCATAGTTATTCTCTTTCAAGTATTTATCATACCTGTAAATATGGTTTTTTAGTTAGTTTATTGTAATACCGCAGTATTTGTTGAGTTATTGAAAAATACACTCAATGCAAATGCGTTATTGAACGGGGCTATGGCCATTTCTACTTCCAACAAGATTCCGTTTTCTTGTGGATAGGCTCTTACGGTATTAAGTATCAATCTAGGATCTAGACTAGCTACTCGTCTTATTTCATTTTCTAATTGAAATTGAACGTCGGCAGTGTTGGGTTCAAAAACAAAACTCCATAGTGTTGTGCCATATCCCGGTTGTCCTACTTTTTGTCCCTGTTGAATATTTAGTGAATTAATAAAATCTTGAACGACTAACGGGGTGTCAACTAGTTGAAATTTATTTCCAATCGAGACGGGTTGAACCATAGAGCCTGCACCGCCGTCTTTTCCTCTAGGAAGATTGGTTGATCTAGGATCATTTGCGTGAATTGTACTGAATCCAATATATGTTGCCATACTATATTTATCAAGAGTTTATAAGTTCAGTTCTCAATGCATCTTTGGCGTCCCAAGCAGCACTATATTCTTGATATGCGGCACTTATTGCCGGATCACCTTCTGGTAAAGTATCACGTAGATTTTTCCATATTTTCTTTTTTTCTTCAGACTTAGCTTGGCCAGCGTTAAGAGCAGCAATAAGTTTTCTTGTTTTTTCTAGTTTGGTTTCAGATTCAGCAAGATATTTTTTTGCTGCTGCTAACTGTTCTTCTTGACTAGAAAAATTTGGGGCCGGTACTCTTGAATCACCCAGTGCTGTACTAATTGAAGCAGATATTTCACTTCTATCTAATGTTCCTTGACCTACTATTGGCATTTTTATTGGGAAAGGACTTGATGAATTTAATGAATTTAAACTTGCGGACAATTGCGCGGATGCTGCCGGCGACAATCCTGCACTTGCCAACGCAGCTAGTCCCAATTTTCCTC